ATGGCGCGTACAATTCGAGACGCTTTATTGGACACGAGAACGGCCCGCGGGCGGCTCAAGGCGCGCGGCAAGCCGTATTGGCGGGGATTGGAGCCTGGCTTGCACCTTGGCTATCGCAAGCCGCTCAGCGGCGCCGGGAAGTGGCTGGCACGGCACTACATCGGCGAACAGAAATACGAGGTCGAGGCGATCGCCACCGCGGACGATTTCAGCGACCCGGACGGCGTGGCCATTCTGAGCTATGGCCAAGCGCAAACGTTGGCGCGGTCCCGCATGGTCGACCGTGCGCATGCGGTGGCAGGAAAGAGAAGGCCACTCACCGTCAAGGATGCGGTCGAGAGTTACCTCACATATCTGGAATCGAAACGCAGCCGATCGGGGCGGGAGGCACGCTATGCGGCCGAGGCGTTCATTCTGCCGATGCTGGGACCGGTCGAGATTAACGCACTGACGCCTGAGCAGGTCCGCTCGTGGCTGTCGAAACTGGCGAAGGCTCCGGCCCGCATCCGAACGAAAAAGGGCCAAAAGCAACAGTTCAAGTCGACCGACGATCCGGAGAACCAACGGCGGCGGCAATCGTCGGCAAACCGGATTTTGACGATCCTAAAGGCCGCGCTCAATTTATGCGCACATGACCATCCGAAGGCTCTCCCGAGCGATGCGGCATGGCGCCGGGTAAAGCCGTTCAAGGGGGTGGACGCGGCGCGCATCCGATATCTGACCATCAAGGAAGCCAAGAGCCTGTTGGCCGCCTGCGCCCCGGATTTCCGGCGCTTGGTCCGCGGTGCACTGGAAACCGGCGCGCGATATGGCGAGCTATGCGCGCTCACGGTCGCGGATTTAAACACAGACAGCGGCACCATTGCCATTCGCCAGTCCAAATCGGACAAGCCCCGCGACATCGTTCTGACGGTCGACGGCATCGAATTTTTCCGCGAGATCACAAAGGGCAGGGCGGCCGGCGAGACGCTGTTCGTGAGGGATAGTGGCGATGCATGGCAGTCGTCGTGGCAAAAGGATCCGATCTCTGAGGCGAGCAAGCTGGCGAAGATCGCCCCGACCAATTTTCACGCGTTGCGCCACACATGGGCGTCGCACTGCATAATGGCCGGCGTGCCGCTAATGGTCGTCGCGAAGAATCTCGGACACTCAACGACTCGCATGGTCGAAAAGCACTATGGACATCTCGCGCCAAGCTTCGTTGCCGATGCAATTCGAGCGGGTGCTCCGCGCTTCACAACATCTAGCGTGTAAACAGATTTTTGAACCAAACGGATAGTGTGGTTACTTCACTAATGCGTTGACATCATTCAGGAATTTGACATCGGCTTAGCGCCAGTGTATAAACGTAGATAGTCAGCGCCACTTGGCAACTTCGTTTCGCACCGTTCAGCATCGTTTCTCATCGTTTAGCGCGCCGACTTCACCCCATATCTTTGTCGGGCGCCGCTGTGCGCTCATGAACGGAGGTCGCTATGCGATCGTTTTCGATTGACGAATGGTGCCAACTGCACGGCTTTAGCCGGCCCTTCTTCTACAAGCTGCGCGGGCAGGGCCAAGCGCCGCGGACGTACAATGTCGGCCGCATTGTCCGCATCACGGAGGAAGCGAACAACGAATGGCTGCGCGCCCGTGAAGCCGCCAGTCAAGGAGTCGCCGCATGACCGACGCAGAAGCGCTGCGCGAGGCTATCGCAAGAGCGAAGCGAGCCCGTAATGGTCTCGACCGCGTTATGGTTCGAGAGATTGGTGATGCGCGAGCCGACGAACCGTTGCGGGAACTGCGTTTCGCGCTAATCGCGCTCGAAGCGATCGCCGCCCAAATCCCCTAACGAAAAACCGCCCGCGAGACGGGAATCTCGGCGAGCGGCGCATTTCGTATCGTGGCTGATCTGATCTAGCGCATCTCGCTCCAAATTTCAACGTAAATCTCGCGGGCTCCATCATTGGTTCTGGAGTTCCGAAATGAGTATCAATCAAGCACCACCCACTCAGTGGGTGCCGATCAACGACGAAATCGTCGACCATCTGCACGCCAGATATTGCGTTTGGATCGACGACCTAACTGAGATCCGCGAGCGCATGGACGCGCTGCGCGATGCACATCGCATGGGCTGGAAGCCTCCGATCGAGTTGCAAGAGCGGCTCGACGATCTCAACGAACGCGACGAGCTATATGCGGCCAAGCACATGGACGTTGCCCGCGCGTTTCTCGAGGCTGCCAATACCGATATCAACGCCACTCTTCAAGCAAGGACGAACCGGCGCTGCGACTTGATCGCTGCGCTGGTCGAGCTGCGGTGCGCCTGGGAGGCCGGCTGGGACAAGGTCGACACTTGGACGCCAGACGAGCGCAGCGAATTGATTTGGCTGATCTACGCCAATCCCGAACTGAAAAACCTGTTCAACATCAGCGCGCAGAATGTTCTTTATTTTTGCCAGAAACTTGAACGGCTCCGCCGAGCATCTGAGCCTCGCAACCCCTACCGCACGAAGCCCAATGGCAACCCGTACCGCTCCGCCTCTCGCCACGGCAACCCCTACCGAAAGAAGCATTGATGGCTCTGATTAAATCATCGGGGGACTTCGTCCGCGGCTTTGTCCCGCCTGACTATGTGGTCGACGGGATTTTCCAGCGTCGCTTTTGCTATTCGATGACTGGCAAAACGGGCAGCGGCAAGACCGCGGCGGGGCTGTTGCTCACAGCTCACATAATCAGCGGTCGACCACTCGCTGGTCGGGAGGTCGCAAAGGGACCGGTGCTCTATCTCGCGGGCGAGAATCCAACCGACGTGCAGATGCGTTGGCTCGGGTTGACGCAGCAAATGAGTATCGATCCAGCGGCGGCCGATGTGCATTTCATCGAAGGTGTTATTCCGCTATCGCAGAACGTGGACGCGATCGCGAAGGAAATTACCGGCAGGAAACTGGAATTGACTGCCGTCGTTGTGGACACATGCGCGGCATATTTCGAGGGCGACGACGACAACAACAACGTCCAGATGGGCGACTATGCCCGGCTGTTGCGTTCTTTGACGCAGCTTCCTGGCGGACCGGCGGTGTTCATCTTGTGCCACCCGACCAAGCGCGCAGGCGACGATGATTTGATCCCGAAAGGTGGCGGCGCGTTTCTTAACGAGGTGGACGGCAACGTCGGGATGCGGAAGGATGACAGCCTGGTGGCGATGGCGGTGCAGGGCAAGTTTCGCGGACCGGAGTTCAATGCGATCTATTTCGAATTGCAGGCCGTCTGCCATCCTCTGCTTAGGGACAGCCGCAATCGGCCAATTCCGACGGTCATTGCCAAGGCGCTCGACCAGCCCGGTATGCAGGCGCGGGAATTGGCCAGCGAGCGCGACGAGGACGTTTTGCTGCGGGCCATCGATAAGCACCCGCGCAAGAGCCAACGCGAGCTAGGTGCGCTCAACGGATGGCCGTCCGTGTCCAAGGTCAATCGCATTGGCAGGAAGCTCGAAACTCAAAAATTGATCAAGGCGGAGCGCAACGGCTGGGTGCTAACGAGCGCTGGCCAGAGGGCTTTGAACGCCATGGAATCGAGTGTTCTACGGGTAGAACAGCCGCCGTTGCCACCGCCACGACTTCCACTCGCGAGTTGAGTAGAACGATGAGTAGAACAGTACGAGCAAAATCCCCTTTATATCAAACCGTTCCACGTAGAACACCGCGTAGAACATACCGATACGATGGGGGGCGTTTACGCCCCATCATCGGGTGTTCTGTTCTGGTCATATCCCTATGGGTAGAACAGTAGAACAGCGCATGGAGAGCGAAATGGAAATGACCCTCGACGACGTTCCGACCGTGACCAGCATGGACAAATTCGAATCTGCTGTCAGGGGATTCGAGAGAGGCGGTGGCCGGGCTGAGTTCATGGCCAAGATGATGGCCATCGGTCTGCCCTCTGATTGCATCCGATATCTGGCGGCTTACCCCGGCCGGACCATGATGGTTCGGGAGGACTGACGTTTACTAAGCGTTAAGTTGCATCGCACGCAATTTAATGTTATACAATTGATTGAGATAATCATCTTTGCCCGGCGGGACGCCCTGAAAAGCCCCGCCGGGATTTTTGCGTGAGTACCATTGAGCATCCTTGACTCTGAACTCGCCGACACGCTGACCGAAGCGCTAAACGCATTCGACATTCCGCAGGCGTGCATCATCACGCGGCAAGAGGTCAGCGGTCCGCCATGGGATCCGACGCTTACGCCGGTTGATTACGCCGCAATGGGCTGGCGGGATACGTACAGCGCGGCCGAGCACCTGGACAGCACCGTGCTCGTGCAGGACGTCAAAGCCTACATCATCGCGTCCAGCACGGTGATTGTCCCAACGGTCACGGACAAGATCACCATCACGGGCAAGACCTATACCGTCGTCAACGTGAGCGCTGACCCGGCGCGGGCCTGTTGGGTTTGCCAATGCCGAGCGTGACCCCGAGCGCACGCATCGCGCACGAACGCGCCACCGGCCACGGCAAGCCCGCAGCGGTGCCAATGCCCGGCTTTTGTTTGGGGGGAAGTTTCGTAGGGGGGGATTTTTCCTTTCTCTCGCCCAAAACTTTTTGGGTGCCCCGTTGAACGCCAAAAAAGCAATCAAATTCCTGCAAAGCCTCAAGATCCCCGAGGGACCAGCGGCCGGCAAGTCCCTAAAGCTGGCGCCATTTCAAAAGCAATTCGTCACCGGGGCCTTGGCTCCGGGCATTTCGGTGGCCGCGCTTTCGATCGGAAGGGGAAACGCTAAGAGTGCGCTGTCCGCCGGCTTGGCCCTTGGTGAATTGCTCGGCGAGATTGGCGACACGCAGCCGAACCGCGAAATCCCAGTCGGCGCCCGAACGCGCGACCAAGCCCGGCTGGTCTGGAATTTCGTTGCCGGCTACGCGCGCTATCTGCCGGAGGAAACGCAGAAACGGCTCAACTTCCGCCGCGCACCACGGCTGGAGATCGAGTACGCGGACGCGAACGGGACGCACCTGCTGCGCTGCCTCGCCGCCGATGGCAAGTCGGCGCTCGGTGGCGCACCCACGCTGACCATTCTGGACGAACGTGGCCATTGGGCCGCTGGCAAAGGCGACGAACTGGAACACGCGCTGCTGTCCGGCGGCGGCAAGCGTGGCGGTCGCGCCCTGATTATTTCCACGTCTGCGCCCGATGACGCTCATCCGTTCTCGAAATGGTTGGATGAACCGCAGGAAGGCGTCTACCGGCAAGAGCACCGGCCGCCGCCGGGACTGCCTGCCGACGATTTGGAATCGCTGCTGATCGCCAACCCTGGCGCGGCCTGCGGCATTGGCTCGAACATTGAATGGTTGCAATCGCAGGCACGCCGCGCGATTGCGCGCGGTGGATCGAGCCTGACCACGTTCCGGCTTTACAATCGCAATGAGCGCGTGTCGGGCGAGAACCGCGACGTTCTGTTGACCACGGACGAATGGCTGACTTGCGAAGTCGCCGAATTGCCGCCGCGACAAGGCCCGGTTGTGATCGGCGTTGACCTTGGCGGCTCCGCATCCATGACGGCCGCCGCGTTCTACTGGCCCGAAACCGGCAGGCTAGAATGTCTCGGCTGGTTTCCGTCGCAGCCCAATCTTGCCGATCGCGGCGCGGCCGATGGCGTTGGCCAGCGTTACGGCGAAATGGCCGGTCGTGGGGAATTGTCCACATTGGGCATGGCGACCGTTCCCGTCGCGCCGTGGCTGTCTGAAGTCATGCGCCACGTCGAGGGCCAGCCAATCGCGGCCCTGGTCATGGACCGCTACAAACAAGCGGAGCTTGGGCAGGCGATCGACGCCGCCGGCATCCGTGCGCCGTTGGTATGGCGCGGCTTTGGTTTCCGTGACGGCAATGAGGATTGCGACCGCTTCCGCCGCGCGTGCTTCGACGGGCTGGTGAAGGCGTCACCGTCGCTGCTGCTGCGCTCTGCATTTTCCGACGCGGTTTGCCTGCGGGACCCGGCGAACAACATCAAATTGGCCAAGGCCCGATCGTTGGGCCGTATCGACGCGGCATCCGCCAGCGTGCTCGCGGTCGCGCAAGGCGCCCGAATGCTCGCCGCTCCGGCGCGAAAAGCACGGGTGGCGATATGGGCCTGAAACAATACGACCGCTATTCCGCCGCTGTCATTCGTTCGCCGCGCTGGAAATTTGTGCGTTTGGCCGCAAAGCGGCGCGACGGATTCAAATGCGTGCAGTGCCCATCCAACGTGCTGCTTGAAGTCGACCACATCAAGCCCGTTCGCACCAATCCCGAATTGGCTTTCGAGTTGAGCAATCTGCAGACGCTCTGCAAATCCTGCCACTCGGCAAAAACCAAAATCGAATGCGGCTTCGGCAACGAAGTCTCACCCGCTCGCGCCGCGTGGCGCGATTTAGTCGCCACGATGGCGAAACCCCAACCAAAGGAAACACTATGTTGCACTCTGTGAAGATCCAGCGTCGTCAGTCGGAAATCCGCAAGGACCTGGCCGGGCTCGTTGGCAAGCCGACCCCGACCGAGGACGAAACCCGTTCGATGGAGTCGCTCGACTCGGAATATCAGGCGAACGAAACCAAGTTTCGCGCCGCGCTGATCGTCGAGGACACCGAACGCCGCGAGGCAAAGGACGATCTGGAAACCCGCTCCGACAAGGACTATGCGGCGCTGCTCGATCGCTTCGAACTGCGTCAGGTCGCGCTGCATCTCGACGAAGGCCACACCATCACCGGCGCCACCGCCGAAATCGTGCAGGAGCTTCGCTCGCATGGCGGCTACCGCGGGGTACCGATCCCCTATGAGGCTCTTTCACTGGAAAAGCGCGCTGGCGAAACGATCGCTTCCGGCACGCCGTCCCCGAAAATGACCGCTCCGATTATCGATCGGCTGTTTCCCAAATCTGTCGCCTCGCTGATGGGTGGCCAGCTCGTTTCGATCGCGCAGGGGACCAATGAATATCCGATTGTCTCGTCGGCCGTCAGTGCCGGATGGCAGACTTCGGAAACCGGTGCGGTGGCTGGTCCGACCGTGTATTCGACTTCGAGCCGATCGATCGCGCCGAATTCCACGTTGGGAATTCAGATGAAGATCACGCGCAAGACCTTGAAACAGTCTGGCGATGGTCTGGAACAGGCTGTGCGGCGTGACATGAACGGCTGTATGGCCCAGCTCATGGATCAGGCGGCATTCCTCGGCACTGGCGCGACTGGTCAGCCGGCCGGCGTGATGGTCGGCAGCTACGGCATCACTTCCACGGCAATCACCGCCGCGCCGACGTGGGCCGCCTTCCGCGCGGCAGTGACCGCGTTCATGATTGCGAATGCGATCACATCGCCGAGTGACGTCGCGGTCCTGATTCGCCCGGAAGTCTGGAGCAAGCTCGACGGCACGCTGATCACTAACACGGCGGTCTCCGAACTTGACCGGATGACGAAGCAGGTGCCGAACGTCATCACGTCGAGCAACGCGCTCGCCGCTCCGGTCGGTACTTCGCCGACTGCGACGTCGAACGCGCTCTTGACCACGAATGCCAACGGGCTCGCGCCGTTCTTTGTCGGTCTGTGGGGCGGCATCGATCTTATTCGGGATCCGTTCTCGGATGCTGCATCGGGCGGTCTGCGTCTCACCGCGCTTGCCACGATGGACGTTTCGGCGAGCCGCGCTACTCAGTTGCAAATCCTGACCGCGCTGCAGACCTAAGATGGAATTCGCCTTCGACATAGGCGAACTGGAGATTCGTCGGTCCCCTACGGGGGGCCGGCGGCTCAAGGGTCGCTTTCCGTACCGCAAGCGCGCCGTTCTTTCCGACGGCGGCAAAAATGGCGGCCGTCCGCAAAAGGAAGAATTTCTGCCCGGTGCATTTTCGCATTCGATTAACAGCGACGACCAAGAGATCCACCTTTTGGTCGGGCATAGCTTCGACAAGCCGCTCGCCAGCAAGAACACCGATACGCTGACGTTCGATGATACCGACGAAGCGCTGAATTTCGACGCCGAAATCACGCCGGAAATCGCGGACACGTCATACGGCGCCGACGTGTTGAAGCAGATTGAGTCGGGCTTGGCTGTCGGCATCTCGCCGGGATTTCGCATTCCGCCGAAACGCGCCGTCGCGGTCGCCGAAAAATTCGCTGACGAAGGGCATGACCCGGCGCGCGGGATGCACAACGCATCGATCCGCACGATCATTGCCGCCATTCTCTATGAATTGTCGGTGGTCACACGACCCGCTTACCAAGAGGCCGTCGTCAAACTCGACGCCTTGGGCAAGCCGATCGATCCAGAGATTCAAAAATTGCTGGATGCCGGCTGGACGATCAACGAGGCCGGCGTGCTCGTTCCGCCGCCCAATCAACCGCTGACCGTGCGCGCCTTCGCGCCGGTCTTGAAGCGATGGAGACTTTAATGGCCTGCGCAATCAAGCAGACTGAATCGGCACCCGCGAGCTATCCCGCCACACCAAGTGGCGTTTCGTCTGCCGTGACCGATCTGGCAACCACGATCTGGCAACGGATCGAGGCTTATGTGGCCTATCGCTGGACAAGCCGCGCGGTGGTGTGGGTGGTCGAGGGACCCGGCGAATGGCATCCGCCGTTGTCGCCGGCCACGATTTCCACCGTCGAAGTGTGGTCGTGTGGCGCGAACGATTGGGAAGATTGCACGCCGCCGGCATCGCCGCTCGGTGGCTATTGGCTTCCCGCGTCAGGGCCGTTCCGATTCACGGGCACCGTTGGCGCCGGCGCGACCGTGCCGGACAACGTGAAAGAGGCGTTCAAGCGCCTTGGTGCCTACATGGTTGCGAAACCCGGAACGCCTGGCGCGCGCAGCGAGCGCATCAGCGCGGGCTCGATCGACATTCAGCGCAGCCGTTCCGAAAGCTGGATGGCCAGCGCATTGCAAAATTCAGGGGCCGCCGACTTGCTCCGCACCTACAGGAAGGTTTGACCATGTGGCCATTCAACAAGCGATCGGCTCCGACCGTCGAAAAGCGTTCGGCAGGATCCGGCTTCACTGCCGAGATTATCCAAGCCCGTGAAGTGTACATTTCCGGCCGGCGCGGCATCGCCGAATTGACCGCCACGGCGCAGTCGTGCGTCAGCCTTTGGGAAAACGGCTTCGCCCTGGCCGACGTCGCCGGCACCGACATGCTCAACCGCAGTTCGCTGTCATTGCTCGGTCGCTCGCTGGCGCTCCGCGGCGAGTCCGTGTTTCTGATCCAAGACGACTTCCTTGTGCCGTGTTCGGATTGGGACCTGCGGACCCGCTACGGCAAGCCGACCGCATACCGGGTTTCCATCCCCGAGGCCGGCGGCGGCACCACGCAAACGGCCCTTGCTGGCGAAGTGCTGCACCTTCGCATCGGTTCCGACCCTGCCGCGCCTTACTACGGCACGGCGCCGCTCAAGCGCTCCAGCCTCACGGCCGGAATGCTCAATGCCGTGGAAAGCGCATTGGCCGAGGTATTCGAAAACGCGCCTCTCGGTTCGCTGGTCGTGCCGATGCCCGAGACGCCGGAAACCGACAATAACAACCTTGCGCGGTCATTCCGTGGTCAGCGCGGGCGGGTGTTGCTGCGGGAGTCGGTCCAGGTCTCCGCGGCCGGTGGTCCGGCGCCGGCGGTTGACTGGCGGCCGGCCGATCTGACGCCGAACCTGAAAAACGCCATGACCAAGGAAACCTTGGACGCCAGCCGGGACGCCATCCTTGGCGCGTTCGGCGTGCTGCCGGGCCTGTTCAACAGCGCCACCACCGGCCCCATGGTGCGGGAATGCCAGCGCCACCTTTGCCAATGGACGTTGCAGCCGATTGCCGCGCTGCTCGCCGAGGAAGCCACCGACAAGCTGGGCGCAACCGTCACGGTCGATTTGCTGCGACCGCTGCAGGCTTACGACTCCGGTGGCCGGGCGCGTGCCATGCTTTCCGTGGTGCAGGCGCTGGCGGCCGCCAAGGCCGGCGAGGTCTCACAGTCCGATTTGGACACCGCGTTCAAGCTGGTCGACTTGTGAGGGTGACATGGCCGATGTCGCCCTTTGGTCAGCGGCAGTTGATCGGCGGCAACGGCTCGCCCGCGCTCAAATCAAAATCATAAAACGTTTGGCTTAGCTGGACGCGCAAACGCCTGCCTTTGCGCAGTTTTGCCATTGCGTCCGCGTAGTCGCCCGTCCAAACGTAGAGCGTCGTTCCGTCGTCGCTGACCATAGCGATTCGCGGCACCACCGGGCCGTCGTCGAAGCGAAATGACACACCAGGGCGGCCGTAGCCGATACGTTCCCTAAACGTCAGGCGCGGCTGCACGCTGCCATTCAGACAACCGACCAGCAATGTTGCTGCTCCGCTGCTCGAGCTCGCCCATGTGAGCGTGTGATCTGTCATGCGGTCGCGCTCATGGGTCACGGTCCAGCCTAGGGCGGGCGTGGCGAACAGAGCAAGGCAGATGGAGAATCGAATGCGCAT